CTCCCAGCACGCCATCGAGATGGCGATCGCGCGCTGCGCGCGCATGTTCCCGAACCTGGGCCAGCCGGATCACGCCCAGGCCGAGCCGCTACCCTTCGATCCCTTGCGGCAGCGCCGCGGCGCGCGGTTCGAGCGGAACATCATCGATGCCGAATTCCCCGAGGTGGAGCCAGCGGCCGCACCGCCGCCAGTCAATCCGTGCGCCGTAACGAACGAGGCGGTCCGGGTTTTGGTGCACCGCCGCGAGCAGATCGATCGGGAGATCAAGGAAACCTCCGACGAATACGAGCGTCTGGGGGTCAAGTTGCGCTCGCTCCGGAGCGGCCAGAGCGAGCTCGCCGAGACGCTGGCTGGCCTCGGCGCAGACCCGGCGGAGCGGTGCGCGTGCGCCGATTGCGAGGAGATGCCGTTCTGATGCCCGCCCCGACGAACATCACCCTGCTCGAGCTCTGCCCCTGCGGCGTACATCTGGAGCTCGACGAGGAGCCGCACCGCGGACACATCGTGACCTGCCCGGTGTGTTTCGATCCGTCCGCGGAGGACGCCGAGCCCATCGAGCGGCTCGCGGGCGTCGGCGCGACGCCAGCCGACGCGCTCGCCAACTACATGCGCCGGCGCGAGGAGCTTTGCCTAGAGCCAGACTACACCCTGAGCGAGCTCGCGACGTTCATCGTGCCGCCACCGCCGGAGGGGTTCGTCATCTCCGATCAGCCCGGAGGGTGGCGCCCGTTCCGTGACCTCGAGACCGCGGAAAACCTATGCGCAGGCGCACCGGGCGTCGGTCGCACCACGATCTTCTACACCCAGCCCCTCGCCGGGCAGAAAGCCGCCAACCAATGACCGACATCAACCGACCCCGCACCGTCGCCCTCGTGGACGTGTCGTGCCTGTTCAAAAAGAATTACGAGGCGATGCCCGGCGCGGGCCCGCGCGAGGCGGCGGAGCGCACGCTGAGCGAATTCGCCGCCGTCCGCGAGGACACGGCGCACGTGATCCTGTGCCTCGACGCCCCGCGCAAGGAACAGCCCCGCTACACCCGAAACGCCATCTATCCGGAGTACAAAGCGAACCGCACCGCGCCGAGCGAGCAGGAGACGGCGCAAAAGCGCTGGCTGCTCGACCGCGCGCGTAAACTCGGCTACCAGCTCGCGCGCGTCGAGGGCTGGGAAGCGGATGACGTCATCGCGACGCTCGCGCGCATCTACGGCGAGTGGTGTGAGGAGGTTCGCCTCGTCGGCGGTGACAAGGATCTGGCCCAGTGCGTCACCGAAAACATCGTGCAATACATCCCGGCCGTCGGAACCCGCAAGGCGGAGGCGCGCAATCGCCTCGCGGTAAAGGCCAAATTCGGGGTCTTCCCCGAGCAGATGGCGCTCTATCTCGCGCTCATGGGCGACTCGAGCGACAACGTGCCGGGCGTCGACAAGGTGGGCAAACAGACGGCCGCCAAGTGGGCCTCGCAATACCGCACGCTCACCGGCCTCGCCGAGGCGCTCGCGGCCAACGGAGTGAACCCGCCGCCGCGTGAACGGGTGATGTGGACGAACCTCGCCAACCAGTGGAACGCGCTCAAAATGAGCCTCGACTTGGTGACCCTGAACGCGCACCTACCGATCGACGCCGAGGGCCTGCTGGTCCGCCTCGCGCCCGAGCCCGACCAGCAGGGCTACACGATGTCCTCCGACGTCGAGCTCGACGGGTTCGAACGCAACGCCACGCCGCCGAGCGACTGGGCGCCGGAGGGCGAGGACATCGAGCAGGAGCGGACGCTGATGAGCGCCGACGGCCACCCCACAAAGGCCATGTTCGATCTGATGGCCTCAGCGGCGGAGGCTGACCGCCAGCGAGGCCAGCCCATCATCGGCAAGGACCCCCAGGCCGACGAGGTCCTACGCCGGGCCACCGCCGAGCGCGCAGCGGCCGCGCAGCGGCCGGACATCGCCGCCGCGTTCGGGCAGGCGCAGCCCGACTCGGCCGTCCGCGAGGAGGTCAAGCGCGAGGCCCAGGGCCAGAGCCCGCTCAAGGCGGCGTTTGCTGCCGTCGGAATTGACCCCGTCGCCGTGGCCGCCGCCAACGCCCAGGGCGACGCCCCAGGGCGCCCGGCGGTGACCGACGCCCAATTCGAGGAGGGGCCCAAGAAAGCGCCCCAGGGCGCCGGCAAACACCAACCGGGGATCGTGAAAGCGGAACGGGATTACGGCCTGGTCACGGAGGACCTCCAGCCGCTGGATCTCCGGAGCGCCGAGACGGTCAGTAAGTGGTTACACCACGGCGGCCTCTACCCGCAATTCGGGGGCCCGAGCGGGATCTTCACGGTCATCATGCGCGGCAAAGAACTCGGGCTCGGCGTGACCACGGCGCTCGCGGGGTTCCACGTCGTCGAGGGCCGCCCGACGGCGAGCGCTGACCTCATCCGTGCGCTCGCGAAGCGGAGCCCCAAGTGCAAATACTTCCGCCTCGTCGCCTCCACCAGCGCCTACGCCGAGTGGGAGACGTGGAACAGCGACGACCCGGGGCCAACCACGTTCCGCTACGACCTGGAGGAGGCGGAGCTGGCGGGGCTCGTGAGGACCGACAAAAAGGGCAACCCCGGCATGTGGCAAAAGCGGCCGCGGGACATGCTCACCAAAACAGCCGGCGCGAAACTCGCCCGGCTCGTCTACCCTGCCGAAACGCTCGGGCTCTACTGCCCCGAGGAGATGGGCGAAACACGCGAGGAGGAAGCAGCATGAAAGTCACACCGAACACCAAGCAATGCCTCGAGGGCAGCATCAGCGCGACGGAGCTCGCCGCGTTTCTGCGCCAGACCCTCGAAATCCCCGAGGGGGCACGCATCACGTTCACCTTCCGGGTTCCCGGCGGCGGCGACTACTCGAACATGGATCTCGAGGTCACCGACGCGGAGCCGCTGCAGTTCACGGCCGAGTGGAGCGGGAACAAGTCCGCCGAGCAGACCGTTCCCGCTCGCGCGGTCGTCGCCGTCAAACCGGCGTAGAGGCGGCGTCCCGGTAGACCATCGCTTCTTGCGTGCACGCCACCAACGTAAACCGCTCGCCGCGAATCGACACGGCGAGCGTCGAGTGGCTGCAGTCGTAGAGGAGCATGTCACCGGCTTGGCAGGACGGTTTTTGCAATTGCCCGTCCTGCCAGCGCCCGGGGCCGACCGCGATCACCTCGCCGTACTCGGCGCGGAGCCCCGAGTTATGGCGGGTCGATTCGTCATCGGTCTCCATGTCCATCGTGGGCACCCAGATCGGGCCGCGCGAGCTCAGGGCCAGCGCGGCCCGTTCGTTTTCGCGCACCAGGATGTAATGCTGGCACGGGGCGAGTAGCAGGGTCTCCGGGTCGAGTGTGGCCATCAGCGCGCTGTTCCTCAGCATGTAGAAAACCTCGCCGCGCTCCGTGACGCGATACGAGATCATGTTGTCGTTCGTGACCACGACGGTCCCGCGCTCGCCGACCATCGGGTTACGGACCCCGTGCTGCTCGACGCCGGGGCCCTGGGCCACGATGTCACCGAAAAAGGGCTTGTCCCGGCTCTGGTGGGCGAGCACCTCGACGACCACGGGCGTTTCCAGCTGGCTGCCCGCGGAAAACACCGTACGCGACCAGACGCGGCTTTTGCGCGTGAGGACGAGGTCCTCGGGCAGGCTCCGGATGCCGTCGAGCGGGAACCGCAAAAGCTCGCTCACGAGGCCCTCCGCTTACCGGCGCCGAGGATGTCCTGGATGATGTCGTCATCCGTTTCCTTGTCGCGGTTCTTGGCGCCGTTGTTCTGCGAATCGCGCCGGAGCGGCGGACCACCGGACGCGTTCTTGCGGCGCTGGGCGAGCCGGCGCGCGGCGTCGGTGACCTTGGGCGGCACCTTGCCGGCGGGCTTTTTGATGAGCGGATGCGACGCGAGGCGCTTTTTCTCGGCGCGCAGCACGCGCTCCGCCGCCTGCTGGGGCGTCATCGTGAGCCCGAGCGGGCCGCGCGTTTTCAGGAGGATCGCGTGGATGCGCTCGGCAAACTTCGGCACCTTGGTGACCACGCCCTCGACCTGCCCGCGGATGTAGGCGAGATCCGCCGCATACTGTTGCTCCGCGGTCTGCTGCTGCTGCTGCTTCTCGCGCTCGCCGAGGTTCTCCTGGAGCTTGCGCTCGAGCTCGGCGATCTTGTTCTGCATCGCCACTTCCGCCGGTGAGCGCCGGGTTTTGGTGAGGATGATCTTCTGGGCCTCGTTATAGGACATCTTGGTGATGCCCTGAATGATGTCGACGAGGTGGCTCGGATCGCCGTCGCGCTCGAACGCCTGCTCCGCATCCCGGTATTTCTGGTAGGGCTTGAGCTGTTCGATCGTGTTGTTGATGTCGAGGCGCTCGGCGCGGAATTGCTGGATGGCCTGGGCCTTTTCGCCCTCGAACGCTTGGCGTTCCTCCTGGCGCTTTTTCTCCTCCCGCTTGTTGGCGGCGCGCCATTGCGTCCAGACGTGGTTGTTCGGCTGGACCTCCTCGGGCTTTTTGCCGAACGCGAGGAGAAACGCCTTATCGATGTCGCCGCCCTTCAGCGCGGCGCGCGCCTCGGCGAGCTTGCCCGTGACCTTGCCCGGGTCCTCGGCGGCCTCCTCGAATTCCTCCTCGTCCTCGCCCTCCTCGGGAACCTCGAGCGCGTCGTCATCATCATCATCCGGCGTCGGCTCCTCGGGCTCCTCCTCCTGGACCTCCTCCTCGCGCGCTGGCTTTTTGCGCGGCGGCGGCTCGGCCTCGTCGGCGCCGTCGTCCGCGTCGCCCGGAGGCCCCGCGCCGAGGATGTCCGAAATCAGCGCGTCGTCGCCGTGGCCGTCCGGCACGGGACCATCGGCGGGGTTGCCAGTCGTCGCGGGGTCGCCCGGATCCTGGTGCTGCTGTTGCACCTGGGCTTGGTAGGTGAGTTTCAAACGGGTCTCCTTAGGCCGCCATGGGCGGCGCTGGTTGCTCGGGCACGCCCGGCTGGGCCACGGAGGGCGCCATCGGTGTTCCTGGGTTCGCGGCGGCTTGCGCCTGGGTCGCGAGCGCGGCGCGCTGCTGGGCGTTCTTTTGCAGCGCCGCCATGTAGTTTTTAAAGAACGCGAGCCGCTGTTGCACCTCACCGTCGGCGCGGTCCTCGATGGTGTCCATCCGGAATTGCAGATAGGCCGCGCCCACCTTGAGCGTCATCGATAGGTCACGATCCATCCAGATCTCGGGCTGGATGGTGCGCGCCTTGGCGTCGGCGATGTCGTCGAACATCCAGGCGTCGATCATCTTCTCGATGAACGCGCTTTCCACCATCGAGAGCTCGTTTCCGGTGCGCCCGAACGTGTTGTAGTCCTGGAGGATCTGCGCGTACGCCTCGCCCGTGATGATACCGACCTGGACGAGCTCCTCGGCGAGCGCGACGCGATCGGCCGGGGTGTTCGCGGTGCCCGAGACGGGCTGGGCCGCGGTGCGATAGGTCTGGTCCTCCAGGATGTCGAACACGTCGGCGCCGATTTCCTTGAGCCAGCCGCCCTCGCCGCCGCCCTTCCACACCGCCGTAAAGCCGCCCTGCTTCTGGAGCTCGCGCGCGCAGCGCATGATCTGTTTCGCCGTCTCGGGACCCACGCAGCGCGTGAATTCGTCCTCGAGGGGCGAAAACATCTCGTAAACCTCCTGTTTGATGAGGCGGATGGCGACGCCCGACATTCCCTTGCCGAGCGCCATCGTGGCCTGGGCCTCGTTCATGCCGGTCAGATCGTACGCGGCGTTTTTGTGCAGGCCGAGGATCTCCAGCACCACTTGCGAGACGGGGTCGAGCGCCTCGTATTTCGGTTCCTTGCCGGCGGGGCCCGTGTACGGGATGGCGATGACGTCCTTGACCTGGGCCATCAGCGCGGGGTCGGTGGTCGTCGGGTCGTAGAACACGACCGCGCGCGGCGTGAGCCGCTCGGCGACGTCCACGCTGTTCAGGATCTCGTTATACCGGCGGATCGCCGCGGCCGCGCGCTCCAGGATCGTGCGCCCCCACTTGCCGGCGAGCTGGGGGTACGGGCAGAACCGCACGCACGGCGGGTAGTCGTAGCGGTACGGGCGACTGTCGAGCGTGAGCCCCGGGATGGCCGCCACCTCGAGCCCCTCCACGCCGCCATCCTTGGGGTCACCGATGCGCATCCGCCAGCCCTGGACCAGCGGCACGCGCAGCGCGCCGGCCTCGTTCGTCTCATCGTCGGCGTCGTTGTAGAGCTCGCGCCACATCTGGACCGACTCGGGGTTCAGCGCGGCGGCGCGGATCGCGTCCTTGTGCTTGGGGAACCGGCGCGCGAGCTTCTCGGGATCCCAGTACGTGATCCGCCCGATGCTCGAATACCCGTCGTAGGGTAGCCCCGTCGTCTCCACGAACACGTTCAGCGTGTCGTCGAGCTCGGCGACGATCTTTCCCTGGTCGGGGTCTGACCAGAAAAAAACCATCGCCGCCGTGGTCGCGATGGTCGTGAGCCTCGCCCCTTGTCGCCAGAGCTCCCACATGTCCTTGAACATGCCCTGAGGCTCCGTCATCTGGCCTTCGATGAAACGCGCTGCTTTTATGCCGGCGCTTTTCACCTTCCAGCCCCCCTCGCTCATCACGAATTGGGTTTTGGTGCGCTCCAGCGCGAAGATCTTGGCGTCGATCGCGTCCATGATGCGCGCGCCGAGGTTGTGCGTCTGGTGGTACTCGCCCTCCGCGGGGTTACCGTTGCGGTCCTCCCGGTTGAACGTGAACGGCTCCGCCGAGTCGTACGCCGCGGCGTTCATCCGATCGATGTTCAGCCCCTCATACATGCTGAGCAGCGCGCACGCGCGGGTTTTGCGCTTGCCGAATGCGTCGCGGTGTTTCAGCGCGAGGGCGCAGAGCGCCTTGCCCTGGGCTTCCTTGCCCTTCTGCTCGTACCAGAGGTCTAGTGTCGTCGCCATCCCGCTGGCCAGTATTCATGAATCTGGTGCATGCTTCAAGGCGCACCCAGAAATGCCACTCATAATTGAGCCGGACCCGAGAGCGGTAGAAAACGAGCTCGCGGCGGTGTTCGTCCCGGACGACCCCGACGCGCCGTGGTGGAAAATCCTCGCGGATCTCCACCCGAAACAGCGCGCCGTCATCGAGGACCCGGCGAGCGAAAAGTGCCTCGAGAAGGGCCGGCGCGGCGGCGGCTCCGTGGTCGTCGCCGCCTGGCTGCTGCAGGAATACCACCGGTGGCCCGGCGCAACGTCGCTGTTCATCGCGCTCACCCTCGAGCACGCGATGAGCATCCTCTGGCCGATGCTGCTGCAGCTGGACCAGAAGTATGGCCTCGGCATCCACTTCAACGCGGGCGACCACTCCGCGACGCTGCCGAACGGCTACCGGATCCTCATCCGCGGCGCCAAGGACCGCGTGCAAATCGAGCGGTTCCGAGGCCTCGAGGGCGGTCTGCGGCGCTGCGCCATCGATGAGGCGGGCTCGTTCGTCGCCCACGATGAGCAGTTCCGATACATGATCGACTCGATCGTCAAACCGCAATTCATGGACACGTTCGCGCGCGGCGGCGGGCAGATCGTGATGTGCGGCAGCCCCGGGCTCGACCCGATGGGCTTCTATTTCGAGAAGTGCACGGGGATGACGCACGAGGGCAAACCCGTGCGCCCGTGGTCGCTCCACCACTGGACGGCTCTGCACAATCCGCACGTGGACGCGCGCGGGTATTTCCTCACCATCCTACCCGACCACATCCTAGACGACACCGACCCCGAGATCCTGATGGATGCGATCTGGTCGCTCCGGGATACGCCGATGCGTGATGACGCCTGGGCGCCCGTGCTGGCGCGGCTCTCGCATCAGTTCCGGCGCGAGTACCTCGCCGACTGGATCCGGGATCTGGCGTCGCTGGTGTACGTGCCGACGGAGCGGAACCTGCTGCCCCAGGGGTTCACGCTGCCGACCGATCGCGCGTGGCGCATCACCATCGGGTGCGACATCGGCTGGAGCGACGGAAACGGGTTCGTGGTGGCCGCCAAGAGCCTCGAGAGCCGCGACATCATCGTGCTCGAGGCCTACTACAAGCCGGCGCTCGACACCTCCGAAGTCGCCGAGGAGCTCGCGACGCTGCGCGCGCGCTACCACACGGGGGAAATCTACGTCGACACGGGCGGCGAGGGCGGGCGCCTGCTCGCGGACCTCGAAAACTACGGGATCCTCGCTCAGCCCGCCGCCAAGCCGCGGAAAAAACCGCGCATCGAGTACGTCCGCGCCGTCATCCACACGGGCGCGCTCAAGCTCCGCCCCGAGCATTGCCAGGCCGTCCTCACCGAATGGACGGCGCTACCCTGGAGCGAGGACAAGCAAACCCATCGCGAGGGGTTCGTGGACGACGTCTCCGACGCGCTGCTGATGGCCGTGAACCCGCTATCGCAGCGGTTCCGCCCGCGCGATCCCGTGCGGCCGAAACCCGGAGATCCGGGGTTCGACCGCTACCAGGAACGCCTCGAAAAGGAGGCCGCTATTCGGAGGGGCCGGCGGATTGTCCGGCGTCGCCGCACGTTGGTGCAGTTGCCGGATCGTAGTAATGAACCGCCGCCGGCAGAGCGTCTACCGCTTGCCGCATAGCCGCCCGCGTGTTGTGTAACTCCACCGCGGCAGCCAGGTTCAGCTCGTATTGGCGAGCCCGCTCCTCGCGCACCACGGGCAGGTTCAGCGCCGCCATCAGACGCGCTCGCCGCCTGAGGCGACGGGCATCGCTCAGCAGCGCGCGCGCTTCGTGCGCGTCCACGTCCGCGGCGAGATCCGCGAGCTCGTCGAGCTCATACTCGCCGTAGACCTCGGCCAGCTCGGCCGCGGTCGGTAACCCCTCCTGCTGGCTCATCAGCAGGACTTGCCCTTGCTGGCCTTGGCGCCCTTGCCGCCCTTCGCCGTGGCCTTGGTGCCCTTGCTGCTGCCCTTGGTTGCTTTCGCTTTCGTGGTCATCGTGTCGTTACTCCTGATGTTCTGCGTTGGATGGCCTCTTTGTGGAGGCTCCCCACGATCGGATCCAAGCCCCGAACGGTGGTTTTTGTTTCCTCGTAATCCTCTGCCACGAGGTCGAATTCGTCGATCCGCTTTGATAGGTGGCTGATGGTGCCCTCGACGGACACGATCTTGTCCTTCACCCGGCCGAGGTCCTTTTGCACCTCGCCCACCAGACGGTGGAAATCGGGCTGGCTCGCCTTGAGCTTGTCGAACACGGCGGCCGACGTCGCGGCCTTTTCCGCGGCGGCCACGGCCTGGCGCTGGGAATTGAGCGCCTCGCGCACGCCCTCGCGCATCTCGTGGAGCGCGTTATCGATGGCCGCGCGGATGCCGGCGAGCTCGGCGCGCGCCGCCGTCCACTGGTCCTCGAGCTGGGCCACCTTGCGATCCTGCTGGGCGATCTGGCGCTGGTGGTCGCCGCGGATGCTCGCGATGAGCGTCTCGGTGTCGATCTGGAAACGCGCGATGAGCTCGGCCACGTCGGGCGCGGGCGGCGGCGGGGCCTCGACGGCCCGCCCGAGCGTGGTCGTTGCGGCGAGCTCCTCGAGCTTGGCTTTGCTGACCTTGCCGTTCACGGGTTGAACCTCGTAACGGAGTCGATCCACCACGTCGCCGTGATGTCGATCGTGTCGACCGTGCCGGCCTCCAGCGTCGCCACCGGCTCATCGATGGTGTGGACGGACGCCGCGGGCACCCCGAACGTGTTCGAGTTTCCCTTGAGGTCCGTATAGACGATGTCGCTCGACGTCGCCTCGGGGTTCGAGGCCACGACGCGCCCGGGGGCGTGCGTCGGGTAACCGCTCTGGGCGCGGAGGTCCACCTGGGCGGAAACGCCCGTGAACGTCGCGCTCACGGTGCCGTTGCCGTGATACTTCTGGGGCTGGTAGTCGTTAGCCAACTAGGTTCTCCTGTTCGATGGTCGCGAGCTTCGTGCGCAGCATCCCAGACGCCCGACCCGTGCGCGAGGGTGCCTGAGACGGCGCGGAATTGGAAGCAGGAGCGGCGGGCGCCTGCTCTTGCGCCGCGAGCATGTGCTGCGCGACCTCGACGCTGCCGCTCGGGTCGAGCGCGCCGTTCATGCCGAGGATGGCGTCCAGCTGGCGGAGCTTCTCGGCGTCCACGGGGCGCCCGCCCTCCGCGCGCCGCATGGTTTGCCCCACGAGCTCGGCCTTGAAGGGCTCCCAAATCTCGGCCCAATTGAGCTGAAACGCCTCGAGCTCCTCCGGCGGGATGTCGAGACGGGCGATGTCGGCCATCGCTTGGCGCGGGTTCGTGGCGCCGACCACCTTGTAGGCGAATTCGAGTGAGCGGTCCGTGCTCGGCGGCACCCCGAGCGGGTCGAGCAAGGTCTGCCCCGTGCGCTCGGGAACCTGGACGCTCAGATACTCGATGATGCCGACGGCCTTTTCCGTGAGCGCCATGTAAACGCTCGGGTGGGTGCGGGGCAGGTCGCCGAGGTTCTGCGCGAGCGTCTCGATGAGCGCCGACGGATCGCCCTGGAGCTCGGCGAGCGTCGCGCGCGCGGCGTCGACCGCGGCGTCGAGGTCCCGCCTGCCCGTGAACGCCCGGAGCGGCGTGCGCCCCGCCGGCGGCGTCCTCCGGAGCGCGGCCGATGCCTGCTGGCGGAGCAGGTTCGCGCCGCCCTCGTCGATCCCGCGCACCGCGTCGCGGTAGAGCGTCGCCGGCCCCGCCTCGGGCGAGGGCCCCACGGGGCGCTCCTGGGCGCGGGCGTCGGGCTCCGCCGCGCTGGCCTGCTCGGCGTTCAGCATCGAGCCGAGCCCGAGCAGCCCCGCGAGAGTGAACCCGGCTTTACCGGTGCCCTTGGGAACCTCGCGCAGCGTGAGCTCGATGTGCCCACCGTATTTCCACGTGCTGCGCGTGGCGTCGGTGATCTCGAACATGCTACCCGCGGGCAATATCGCCTCACGCTCCGCCGTGCCGTACTGCTTCGAAAAGCCAGCCGCCGAGATGGGCGCCGCGCGCTCGACGTGCTCGAATTTGAGCACTACCGGCACGTGCCCGAGCTGTTGGGCAACGGGCGTGTCCGCGAACATGTCTTTGGCGTAGAAGGGTTGAAATGACGTGCTCGTGAGCGCGCCCGTCTCGACATACTTCGAATTCACCAGCCGATTCGCGTCGGCGGGGCTGATGTGAAACCCTCGCCAGAGCGGCCCGATCTGTTCGGTGAGCCCGGGGCGCTGGAGCTGTTCGATAGCGCTCTCGAACGCGGGCAAGGCGTCGGCGTAACGCGCCTTGGCGTCCGCCGGCACCTCGCCGCGCTGGAGCCCGCGGAACGTCGCCGCGCCGCCGCCCTCGATGTAGTCGAGTAGCGCCAGCTGTTCCTCGGGGTCGAGATCCTTGATCGCGGCGCCCGTCTTTTTCGCCAGCGCGGTGAGAGCCTTTTCGTTCACCTCGATGGTGTCGAGCCCGCGGTGAGCGGGCTTGCCGAACCCGCCCTCGCGCTTGACGCTCTCGACGGTGCGCCGGTGCGCCTCGCCCATCTTCTCGGAATTCTCGATGTTGTAGGCCGGCGGCTTTTTCGGCTCGGCAGCGAGCTGGGCCTGGTACTCGTGGCGCCTGGTGCTCTGCGCGAACCCCTTGGGGTTCCACACGACGGGGCGACCGTCGGCGGTGACCGCGATCTTGCTCGCGTCGAATTCGCGCTCCATTTTGCCCAGCATCGAGGGCACCTTGTGCTCCTTCAGCAGCGTGTGTAGGTGCTCGCGGCCCTCCTCGCTCAGCTCCGCGGCGATCTTGCTCACCGGCATGTAGCCCGAGAGCCGCCGGAGCCCGCGCGGCTTAAACAGGCGCTTGCCCGCGAGCAGCCCGAGCCCCGCCGCGCCAGCGCCAGCCGCGCCCTCCGGCTGCTCCTCGCCGAGCGCGCCAGCGCCCGCGATGAGGCCAGCGCCGGCGACCTTGCTACCGTGCTCGCGCACGGCGTCGCCCACGGCTTGCCCGAGCCCTCCAGGGGCAGCAGCGCCGCCGACCCCGCCAGCCGCGCCAGCCGCGCCACCAGAGCCCCCGGGCGGGCCCGGGATGGGCGCGCCACGCGTGCGGAGCGCCTCCTGCATCCAGGGCGAATAGGAGGCGTACACGGGCGACTCGGCGAGGCTCGGGTGCTTCGCGTACCGGCGTAGGCCCTCATCCCACACGCGCGCGAGCTCGGTGCCCTTGGCGATGTGGAGATCTCCCGCCATCTCCTGGAGCTTGCGGGCGCTTTTGATGAACCCCCCGACGCCGAGCGGAGCGCCCTCGGCGGCGTCGAGGATGCGCTGCCAGTGCCGGGGGTTGCGGCCGATGTGGGCGGCCTTGGCTTTGGCGACGCCGAGCGTCGCGCCGAGGTTCCAATCCTCCATCAGGTTCCGGATGCTCTGCTCGAGCTGGGGCAGGCCGCCCTTTTCCACGATGCCGTGCGCGTTGCGGGCATCGATGAGACCCTGGTAGCCGTCGAACACGCGCCCGAGGTGGGCGCGCATCGCGCCGAGCGCGCGCGGGTCCTGGGCGATGACGGAGCGGGCGCGCTCGACCGTGCCCTCCATCACGTTCCGCCCGGCGCCCATCACCCCGAACCGTTTCTCCCCGGTCGCCTCGAGGAACGTGTCGGTCACCTTGCGCCAGCTTTTGAGCAGGTCGTGCCAAGGCGCGTTAAGCGAGCGCTGCAGGTCGGCGGCGTGCCCGAACAGCTCCGGATCCTCCAGGCTCTCGCGGAGGAACCCGCGCGTTTCCGCGCCGCCGCCGTAGTTGTCGATCAGCTCCAGGAGCTGGGCGCGCGCCACCTGGTCGCCTTGGAAGTCACCAGCGATGGCCATCGTACGCTTGTCGAGCGTGCGCTTGAGCTGGTCGAGCAGATACATCCGCCGCGCCGGGCTCTCGGCGGTGTTGATCTGGCCCCAGTAGTTGCGCAGATCCGCGGCGACGCGCTTTCCGTGGTTGCCGAGGTCCACGTCCGAGAGCTCGATGCCCTCGACGAGGTCCCGCGCCATGCCCTCGGCCTGCTCGAACCACTCCGCTTGCCGTTCGAGTGTCGAGCCATCCCAGGCATCGGCGGCGATTTCGAAGTCCCGATACTTCAGGTCGTTGCCGAGGCTCTCGCTCAGGCCGTTGTTCAGCCGGGTCATTTCGTCGGCGATGTCGGTCGCGACCAGAAACGAGTGGTCGTCGAAATCACGCGCGAGCGTGAACGCGTCCTCGTCGCTCATCTGCCCGATCGCGGCATCGAAGGGGTCGTTCATCTCCTGGGCGCTGGCGGCGCCGACGCTGCGCGCGGGGTGTGCGCCGGCCTTCTCGGCCTTGGCTTGCGCCTCCGCGACGACGTTCCGCGCGCCGCGCACGGCCGAGCTCGGCCCGGAAAACGCCTTGCCCACCACCTTGGCGCCGCCCCGGAACAGCAGATCGCCGAGCCCGAACAGGCCGAGGTTCGCCGCGGCGCGCCGGAGCTCGAACGGGCGCTGTTCGAGCCAGGCATCATCGTACTCCTGGGCGACGGCCTCCACGCCCGCCTCCGCCCCGACGGCGCCGATGGCGCCGCCCACCAGCGGCACGGCCGTAGGTAGCAAGGCGCCGCCGGCGGCCCCCGCGATGCCCGCGAACGGCGCGACGGCGAGGCCGGTACCAAACCCCGTGCTGTAGGGGTGCCGCTCGGCGCGGAGGCGCGCCTCTGGGCTGAACGCCTCGGGGAACGTCTCGGCGCCGGCGGGCGGCAGCGGCGCGGGCGCCTCTGGCGGCGCGGGCAGCCCGCCACCCGTGCCGAACGCCTCACTCCCGGGCAGGGGCGGCGTCCAGCCCGAGGAGCGCGCCATATCCTGGATCTCGCCGAGGCCCCGTTCGAAGCCCTCGGCGATGCGCCCGCCGATTCCCTTGGTATCGGCCGCGTCCAGGTCCAGCGCGTGGTTGTGGGCGTTGATGTCCTCCTCGGTGGCGGGGCGGTAGCCGAGGCGCCGGCCCTGGTCCTCGTCGCCCTCGCGGATGCGTCCTTGCGAATCGACCCAATACGCCATCAGGGGGCTCCGATCCGACCGCTCACCACCGGCATATCGTCCTCATGCTCGCGGCTCGTGACGCGGTCCGCCGCGCCCGCCCGGCGAGCGTTCAGGAGCTTGCGCCGCTCCTCCAGCTTTCGGAGCTGGTTTTGAATGCCGCGCCGGAGGCTCCGCACGTCGCCGCCGCCGATCGTCTCCGAACGGATGCGGTCCTCGTCGGAATCGCTCGCGCGCCCGAGGGCGGCGATCTGCGCGTTGGTGGCGGCGGTGAGCGCCTGGTTAAAGGCGTTCTGCTCGTCCATGCTCGGGAACCCGGGCCACGAGCTCGTGATGCTCTCGACGAACCCGCCCGGCTTGTAGCGGCCACCGGTGAGCGGCTGTTGCTCGAGCGAGTCGAGCTGCTTGAGCGCGTCGTTCCACATGTTCTCGGCCTCGGTGACCGGCTGCAGTTCCTTGCTCGTCTCCTCGTCCGCCTTGGCCTCGCTGGCCTTGCGCGCGGCGCTCTGATCCACCGTGTCGCCGGTAACGAGCGGAAGCCCCGCGGCGCGGATCTCCTGGGCGGCCTGCTCGGGGGTGCGCCCGGCGAGGATGCGCTCCTGATAGAGGCGCTTGGCGTTCTCCTGCATCTCGAGCGCTTGCTTGACCGGATCGACGCCCGCGCGCGGCGCTGGCACGGCGTACCGGAGCGTAAGTTTCTTCCGCTCCTCGTCCGCGATGGCCTGGATCTCCTGCTGGCCCTGAGCGAACAGCACCGCCGCCTTTTCCATGCCGGCGGCGCGGAGCTCGGCCGTGTCGGCGTTCATGGCGCGGGCCTGCAGCAGACCGCCCGCGGCCTGCTTCGCCTCGGCGCGCGCGGCGCGCTCGCCCTGCTCGGCGTTGCCGAGGATGCGGCTCCAGTGCGCGATGCGGTTCTGGCTCCGCTCCTGCCCGCGCTGGATCTCCTCCTTTTGGAGCTGGACGTCCTGGTCGATCGCCTTGTTCAGCGCGTCGAGGCCGGCGTTGCTCCCCGGGTTCATCCCCATACTCATCGCCTTGGCTTGCCCGAGGCCCGCGAGCACGACGCCGATCGCGCCGAGCACGGCCGCGCCCGTGCTTATCTCCTGGAGGTAGCGTTTCGGGTTCACCCGCTGGATCGGCTGGTTCACCTCGCGGTCGATCTTCTCGGCGGCCTCGGCGGCGATGGCGGCCTGTTTCGCCTCCTCGGCGGCGGCGTCCTTGCCCTGCTGCTCGTATGCCTGCTGCCAGGCCTGCTGGACCTCTTGGCGCCCCGCGATGCGCTCCTGTTGCGCCGCCTGCTGCATCGCGGACACGGCCGCGTAGCGGTCCCGCACGGCGCCTTGGCGCTGCTCGACCTGCTGGGGCGAGAGCGGTAGCCCGCTCATCTGCGCCTCGGCGAGCGGCATCCCGCCGAGCGAGCCGAGCGGCGCCATCCCGCCGAAGCCACCAGCGCCGCCCGCTCCGGACGCGTTACCGCGCGGAGCGACCCCGCCGCTCGGGCCACCGCGGACCTCGCCGGCCGTGACCTTGCCGTCGCCGTCCCGGTCGAGCCCCGCGTTCTGCTCGTAACTGTTGATGATGCCGTCGCGGTTCTTGTCGAGCCGCGCGTTGTCCGGCGTGACCGGGATCCCCTGGGCGCTCGCCGCGTCGTCGAGCACGAAATCGTCCGCCTTGCCGAGGTGAGCGGGCTTGTAGGTGG